ACTATGTCCGTAAATTTGGCCACGCGCAACCTGTAAATCAAACGGTTCGTAAAGCGCTTGTCTTGTAATTGAATTAACGATGTTGCCCGTGCTGGGTACACCATTTGGACTTTGTGCCATAAATAATCTCCTTAATTAAAGACGGGGGCCGAAGCCCCCAGAAGATCAGTCGAAGTTACCGTAGGGGTAAGTTGTCAAGTTGCCGATGTTATTATCGGGCTGGCTGTAACGCAAAGTCCAGTTCACTTGTCCTGTAATTGCTGTAGCAGACAACAGATTGGTTCCAACCAAAGCAACGGTCAAAACAACTTGTGACAAGTTAGGCTGTGTACCGCCTTGGTAAATGTCAGTTGAAGTGGCTGATTGATTGATGATCTGTGTGCCAGTGAAAGTGGACAACGTTTGACGGCCAACGGCGTTATTTGTCAACGCGGCAGTCTGCATGTACGCGGCTGTACCAGCGGCGGCAGTGTAGTTGTTTGAAACCAAGAACTGTACGCTGGTCAAAGAAGCGGTGCCACCTGCGACTGCAAATACAGTAGCAATATCAATAAATGTGTCGTCTAAGTCTGCGCCTGTAGGCAAATAGAAAACCGCACCGCGATAAATGTTTGTGTTTGTATCAGCAGGAATTGTTTGTGCCGTTGGTGTGGCAGTTGCTGATGGTACAAAAACTGTAGCGGGTAGATTGGGGATGGTGTTTGATGTTACAAACTGGCCAGAGCTACCAGCAAAAGTGGGGGTGCCGTTAACGGCATTTGAAACATCTAGGTCAGCGTTCTGAACCAAGACAGAATAGCCTACGTTGCGTAGTGGGCCAAAACGGTTGTCGCCCGATAGAATTGGGCCTTCGAAGGTGCTGCGTGCCATGATAATTCCTCTGCAATAAGTAGTATGCCAATTGATTGCACATGACCCCTAGGCGGGCTGGCGGCATACATGAAATCCTAGATGTTTTTAATATACACTACTTTGAATTAAAGTCAAGGGGTAAATTTTGTTTGTTTTTTCATGTTCTCAACTCCTCTAATAATTTGTAAATTTGATGGAACATGTAAGCCTGAAACAATTTTTCCTCGCAATGGAACGATATGGTCAACATGCCAAGATTCGCCTGATTCCCGAGTGCGCATAGCTGCAACTTGATAAATGCATTTTATTTTTAATAAATCAAATGGCGTTAACCATGATGGTGTTCTTTGTAATTTTGCAGCTCGGCGTCTATTATTTTTTGCGACCGCCTTTCCTGGATTTGCTTTGTCCCAAGCCAAACTTGCTTTTTTTTGTTTGTCTGGATTTTCTTTATATCGTTTAGCAGTTGCAGCTTTTATTTTGTCTGGATTTGCTGCCGCCCAAGCGGCCCAAGCAGCCCTTGCTTTTTCTAAATTAGCCTTGCGCCACTTAGCGTTTGCGGCTTTTTTCTTTAATGGGTCTCTTGTGGTCATGCGTATTTATATCATAAAAAAGGGCCCCTTTTGAGGGCCCTTCCAAACAAGCTTTTACGCCTGATTTGATTAGTAAGAAGCGTATGCGCCGAGTGGATCGGAATAGCCAAAGCTATAACGCTCACGGGCTTTGTAACGCACGTTGCCGGTGTCGAAGTCCCCGTCCATTGAATTCTGGAGAGGTGTACGTTCGAAGTGCTTGAGGCCGTTAGGCACGTCAGTGATCAAGAACCATGCATTGGGCGCTGTCAAGAAGTGGTTGACAGTGTAGCCTTCAGGAATTGAACCGTTGTTCTTCAATGCGTTAATGTCGTTGTTGTTTGTACCAACGCGCAACTCGGTCTCTAAGAGGCGAGTAGCAACGAACATCAATGCTGGAGGAACGATCAATTTCTTGGGACGTGCAGCGATCAAAAGGCCACGCTCGTCTGTCCATGCTGCGATTTGAATAACGGCATTCTCAAGAGAAGTCTCATTCAAGTCAGCAGGAGTTGTGGGCGTATTGGCATTAGTGCCACCAGAAACCAAGGGGTGAGCTGTAGAGAACAAAGACACGCCATCACCGCCAACGACGGTGGGGTTAAAGCCATTGTTCAATACGGCAGCTGCCTTAACTTGCTTGGTATAAGCCATAGCGCGGGCCAAGCCTTTGGTGTAGCGAGCAGACAAGCTGTCGTACAAGTTATCCTCAATCGCCTCTTCAGTGATTGAGAATCCAAGAGCAATGGTCTCGTGGTTATAACGAGCTGTGAAGGCTTCTTGTGCGTTGTCATAAGACAATGCTGTGCCCTCAGCTTTGACTGGAGCAGCAGAGAAACCAGACAATTTGGTCTCTTCTTCAAAGCTACGCTCAGATTTCTCTGTTTCGTAGATTTCTTTGTGCTCTTCGCCGTAACGTGCATACTCCAAACCGAACAAAGCGTTCAAGCCTGGGAGCAGCTCTTTCAATAGTTGTGCGCGTGAAATAGCCATTTATGTGCTCCTTAATTAAACGCCAGTGCCATTAGTCATACCCTGGAAACCTTGGTTCCATACGACTAATGCTTCGGGATAACCTACAAAAGCCACTGAAGAACCAGCAGCCAACGTTACTGCGCTGTTAACAGTCACAGTAGTTCCAGACACTGTAACAACATAAATGTAGTTACCTTGTGCAGAGCCTGTGCCGTTTGGAGCGATCAGTTGCATACCAGGTTGAATAGCTGTATTAGCAGCAGTCAATGTCACAGTTGTGCTTGAACCAGAAGTAGAAGCAGTAGCTGAAACGGTAACGGCTGTGTCTTGTACAACGCCAACAACGCGGAAAGGCAATCCTGATGTAACGCGAGTGTTACCAGAAGTACCAGAGCTAACAACACCACCAGAGATGGCCATTGCTGAATCACCAGTGATGGTGCTACCTGTACCGCCAGTGATAGCGTATACATTGGTGCCAATGAATGTTGGGTTGATGTAGCCGATTGTAGAAGCAGTGTTAGACAAGGAAGTACCTTGAGCAACAACAGCAGCTTTGAACACGGTTCTTGGATCATCAATCACATATCCAACTGCGTAGTTAGATGATGTGCTTGCTGGCCAGTATTGACCGCGAACGATTTGGCTTGAAGAGTTTGTGTACTCTGCGCCAACGAAGATACCTAAAGTACCTGCAACTGCTGTACCGGGTGAGGATGCAGCAGACATGGTAGTGGTAACAATAGTACCACCAGACAACTGAACAATGTCGCCATTGAACAAGTTGGTAGAGTAGCCAGTAGCGATGGGATACATGCGAGTAGAACCAGCATAGGGTAAACCACCAAACTCACTGACCGCTTTAAACCCGTAAGGGGCTGAGACGATTGGGTAAGCCATTTAAGTTTCCTTTGAATTAAGAACTATCAAAATCCAGAACGGCTAGTCGTGGAGGTTCTCTCCGAAAACTTGCGCATCCTTGGATCATTGTCTTTCATGAAACTATTGTCCACTGACTCCATCTGATCTGCTGCTTGCTTGGCGTAATAACGATTGTAGGCTTCCATGTTTTCCGTGGTGTTCTTGCACAGAATCAATCCTTGGATTTCAACGTTGCCTTCGTTATTTCCTTCAATCATCAGCTCGGGATGGTCCGATGCCTTTACTGGTTCCCAGCCATCGCGTCTCATGCGAGACAAACGAGTGGTGTCGGGCTTGCCTAATAAGTGCGTCATTATGTAACGATACACATATCCAGGCTCCGGTATAGGATCCGGCAGGGTGCTCGCAGGTTTATAGTCCTTACGAACTTCCTTGTCACGGGTTTCTAGATCACGAGTTTTTTTAACATCAACCATTTTGTGCCTCCAATTTCTGTTGTTCAAGGTAATATTTCTTGGGATCAAGATTAAACTTCTTCACTAACGCAGCTTGCGTCGGAGTAAGTTGAACCTTTTTCACGCCAGTCGATCTTGACGCAGGAGCAACAACCGTTGAAGGACGCTTTGCGGCAGGTGCCGATTTTTGTTCTGGTTCACCAAATACTTCTGGGAACTTTGAACGGACGCGTGAATCTATCTGTTCATAGTATTCATCGGAACGCGGGTCTACACCCGTATTGACTAGTTTTTGATGCAGCCCTAATGCGTAGCTGGTAACTTCTTCAAACCCATTCGATCCGAACCACTGGTTTTTTGCCTGCCAGCGCAGGGATTTTTCGTCCGGTTGTACAGTTTGAGTCTGTCTAGGTTGACTTTGTACAGGAGTTTGGTCTTCCTGTAAAGGGGTAGCTCGATAATTTTTTAGATTCTCGATCTTCCATTTGGCCTCTGCTAGAGCTTCTTGAGCCGCAATAATGGCATCTGTATCGTAAGCCTCTTGAGCTTCCTTATACATTTTTCTTGCCATTACAAGGTCAGCTTCAGCCTTCTCTCGTGCGGAAGAAACAATGATCTCGCGACCTGTATTAACGTTCTTTTTGAGACTCTTGTTCTCTTCAAGAAGTTGTTGGGTCAGTCTTTCGAGCTCTTGCTTCTCACGCAAAGCCGCTTCAGCCTTACGTCTCTCGTCATGTCTGGCGTGAGTTAATTCTTTAATGCGAGCTTGAACATTCTGTGAATAGTTTGCAATCTCGTCATCTGTGGGGTCAGCAACTTCCTTGTTTAAGGGCTGTTTGCCTTTGTCCCTTTCGGGAGTGTCGTCTACGATTTCAATCTCAATTTCTTCTTCAACCTCTGGAGTTGGAGTTTCATTTTCAATTTCATCGGGAAACTTGAATTGGTCGTTCATGATTTTCCTTTATGCGCGGCTAATTCCGCGGGGATCTTGGACTACTGCATCGACTTGATCTTCGTTGATTAGACGAAACTCTTTGCCGAAGATTTTGAATCGCGTACCAGAATAAGTACGAGTTAAGATAAAGTCGCCTGGCTTACACCAAGGACCTGATGGATAACGGGTCTTATCTGTATACGCCTCTGGGCCAACTTTTAACACAAACAATACGGTTGTGGCGTGTTGTTCTTGCGCTGCAAATTGGGAGGGTCTAACCAAATCCAAGTCGGTACCGTCAATCTTGTCGGAAATGTCTGGCACTCCGCAAAGAATCTTGTAACCTGCTGGCTCTGGCAGAACGGTTGCCTTTTCTTCAGGCGTTGCATCCTCTTGTGGGGCCTCCACGGGTTGGATGGTTTCAGGCATAGAAACGCCTGGGGGGAGTATCAAATTACTCATCTTCTTCACTTTCTTTAAGCAGGTCAAGTAAATAACGCTCTGCGATGGCTAGACCCGAAATAACACCGCAAAGTTTTTGGTACTCTTCAAAAGAGCGACACGCACCACCAGCCATATCATCGGCATAGTTGTTCATGTCAGTTCGTATTTTCTCGCGCAATACGTTAGCGAATTGATCTATCATTCTTTAGTTGGCTCATTTGGTTGATTGCGATTGAGGGCAGCTTGCCTCAACGAGTTTGCGCGGTTTTCCGCGTTTTCATGGATGTCCTTCAAAACCTGCATGGAGTTTTGCTGGGCTTCATGATTGATTTGAGCTTTGCTTTTTGCAATGTCAATTCCAGCCTTCAATCCGGCTTGCTGTTCTTGACTTGCTACTCTGTGTTGGTCACGTCTAATCCCGGCTCCAACCTTCATGGATTCGAGCTTTAGATTTCCACCAACCTTCTCTTGCTCAAGTTGTACTTTTGCCATCGCAACAGCTGATTCAGATGCAGCTTTAGCTTTTGCAAGTTGCTGTTTCTGCGCCGCAAGTTGTGCATCAAGCTGCAATTTTTGCGCTTTGATCTGGACTTCTTGCTGAGCAATTTGCAATTCCTGTTGTTGCATTTGCAATACAGGATCTTGTGCTTGCTGTTGGGCCTGCTGTTGAGCGGCCAATGCCTGGTGTTGCTGGGCTGCTTGCTGAGCGGCTTGGGCCATCATGCCTGACAATGCAGTCTCGAGTTGAGGAGACATCTTCTCGTCTTCGGGAGGCAATGCCATTCCGAGCTGTTCCTCGATATTCTGACGATACAAGAATCCAGCGTGCTCGGCCATGTGAGCCTGA